GGTCATTCGAGTGTGACCAACGTGCCGACCCCTTCCGCTCCTGCTCCGTCTACTCCCGCGTCTGGCACGTACATCGTGCGCTCTGGTGACACTCTGAGTGGTATCGCGTCGATGTATGGGACTAGCTGGCAGGTGTTGGCGCAGATTAATAATCTGTCTGACCCTAATCTGATTTATCCGGGTCAGGTGTTGAATATCAATGGTACTGCCAATACTGTTCAGTCCGGTAGTGGAACGTATACGGTGCAGTCGGGGGACACGCTGAGTGGTATCGCCGCCAAGTTTGGGACTTCGTGGCAGACTCTCCAGCAGCTTAACGGCATTGCCGACCCTAATCTGATTTATCCGGGTCAGGTGCTGAAACTGCCGGGCGGAGCACCGTCACCGTCCGTTACACCGTCACCGTCCGTTACGACGTACACTATCCAGCCCGGTGACACATTGAGTGGTATCGCCGCCCAGTACGGTACCAGTGTCTCCAATCTGGTGGCGTTGAACGGTATCGCCAACCCTGACGTGATCTACGCGGGCCAGACAATCCGCATCAAGTAAACTATCGATAGGAGGTTTGTTATGAGCATTAATACTGGTGATCCGACCAAGGACACCGCGATCAATAACGAAGTGCCGGACGGTAATGATAATTACGTGCCGGCGTTCAACGCAGCGACTCGCAAGTGGGCGTATCTTGTTTCCGGACTGGTTGGTATCGCCGGTGCGGTGCTGAGTTTCGTGAGCGCTGTACCGGACATGCCGTCGTGGGTGGCCGTGATGGGTGGCGCTTGCGCTCTGGTCGGCTCCGGCGTTGCCGGAATGTTCGGCGTCCACTACGCAGGCATCTCCAAGTGAGGTAATGATGACAATTGCATCCGAGTTGTTCCGCCAAGGAGCATAACCAATGTTCGAAACATTCCAAACCCTCATCAACGCCGGAGGCTACGACCTCGCAGACCTCACCCAGCGCATCAAGACGCTGTATGCGATGAGCGAACTTACCGAGGATGAGATGAAACAGCTTCTCGAACAGGCGCAGACAAACGCCAAGCCCGACGATTCCTACGCCCCATTGGCCGACCGCGTGAAGGCCATTGAGGAATGGGAGACAACCGTCGAGGAGCGTTTGAGCAAGCTGGAATCCGGCTTATCGACCGACCCCGGCGAACCCGAGGAACCGTCCGACGAGTGGCCGGAATACAAGCAGCCTACCGGCGCGCACGACGCCTATCATGTAGGCGACAAAATCACCTACAACGGGAAACACTACACGTGCATCTACGACGGTTGCGTGTGGACCCCGGACGCTTACCCGCAGGGGTGGCGTGAGGAAGCGTGAACCACATCTACACTGGTGTTTCCAAGTGGTAGACTGGTGTTGCTCCTTTCGAGCGATGGTGTGATGACCGAATGAACTAGCCCGACACTGGTCTTGACGACTGGTGCCGGGCTATTCTTTCTTTTTTCAGTTGTTCAAGAGGAATTCTCGATTTCGGTATTCGCTGAACACTGGAACGTTCTCGGGGTGATCGTTGTAGGCGCTTACCAGCCAGCCCTTCGCGTATGATTCCTTTGGGTGGGCGTGGATGCGTGCGTGACATCCCATAGTACCCGAGCCGCAGACGGTAATCAGGTTGCTGGGTAGGTTTAGTCCTTCCCAAGCGTGGGAGCGCATACGCCTGTGGTGCAGGTTGAAAGCGGAGGAGCTCAAGAATTGCCCACAGATGAAGCATCTGCCGTGGTCTCGGTGGAACACTTTCATACGGGTTTCGATATCAGGGTCTGTTTTGCTCACTCGGATACTCCTTCGCAGTGGAAGAAGTACAAGGTTATCGGGGAGACGAGTTTGAAGAAAAATTGCCTATCGGTGTCTGTCTTGCATTCGTGGATGGCCGTGATCTTAACGCCTTCAACGCTGCCCAGAACGTCGTAGAGTTTGAGGAACGCTTTGGTGTCTTTAATCCCGATTTGACCGAACGTGAGTTCCTGTCCGAGTCCTTGGGTGTCGATGATTTCCTGTGCTTGGGGGTTTTTCTGTAAGAGGTTGATGATCGAGGTCAGATAGTTGATGGTGTTCATTGTTGCTCCTTTGGTGTGATGATGATGATTGGATTAATCGTGCAAGGTTCTAGTCTTTGGTCAGGATGTCATAGCCGAGGTGTTCGGCCAGCCGCAACCGGTATTGCTTTTGCGGTTTGCGGCGTCCGTTTTCCCACATGGCTATTACGTTTGGGCTGGATACGCCGATTCGTTCGGCTAGTTCCGCCTGTGAATACCCGTGGCGTATCCTCCAGTATTTGATGCACTGGCCGATGGTCACCCTGTCGCTGATAGTCGCGTAGTCAACTGGGATGTTGCCGATGTTCTGTCGTGTGAAGAACTGGCCGGTCTGGCTGTCCTGTTCCACGGTGACTTCTTGGCCGTTGATTACGGGTTTGATTTTGTTGTGCTTGCGCATGTTTCACCTCCCTATGATATGTGATATATAGATTATATCACATGTTTCTGTTTTTGCCGAACAGTTCACTGATGGCTTCGCGCCCATCGTCAGTCAGCGCGAACCGCCAGCAATGACGGTGCCGACTGTTCACGCCATCCCGATCGACACGGTACACATGACCGGAACGCTCAAGCTCGATCATGCGCGTCCTCAATCCCTGCGGAGTATCGTCATACTTCGCTAATACCGCCATACGTTCGATTTCCTCGTGGGTAAGCGGTCGCTTAGCCACCCAAAGAATCAACAGCACATGAACCTGTTGTTTGTTGAACATTATGCCACCGCCGTTTCAGCGGAGTGGCGGAGGAACGCGGCCATGCCAGCGGCCACAATCCACCCGGCCACCCACTTGACTCCGAACCGTATCCGGTTGATCTTGGCTGCCATCGCCCATACCGGAAGCGACACCCACGGGCTGAGACACCAGCCGCAATAGGCGAGTTCTCCGAGACTGTCCACGTAATCCTTGGCCCACGTGGGGAGCGAGTTGGACAGGTTCTCGGTCTTTACGGTCAGCTTGCGGCGGAGCGCGGAGAACATATAGCCGGGGCCGGGCGAGAGCTGTACGACAGTGGTCGCGTATCCCGCCGTGATTCCAGCCGAAAGCACGGCAGTCCACCAATTGCCATTAGTCTTCATCGGTTTTCCTTTCCTCGTGGCGACGCCAGCAGTGATACCGCTTGTCGTAATCCGCGTACAGGCTTTCGTAGAGTTGTTTCGCCTCGTTGGTGGCTTCGTCGTGGTCGAACCCGTGCTGTTGCAAGATGTATTGAGCGGCACCGACCCAAATGGAGCGTCGAACGTGCTGATACCAACGGTCAAACAGTTTGCCGCACACCTTGTCATGCTTGTTGTCTCCGAGAAAGTCGGCAACGCTCTCCACCACGAACTTACGCAGAGTGTTCGCGGTGATATGGTTACGGTCGAACAGTTCCAGCACATCGCTGGTTAAAATGCTATTTTTCATTGGGTTCCTCCTCTTCTTCTTCGGTTTCGTCATCGTCCACTAGATAATCGTCAAGGCTGATGTCTTGCGGCTCGAAGTAAAACAATCCGTCCAGCAAGATCATCGGGTAGCGCACGATTACGCCTTGATCTTTGGCGATGGCGCGTATCGCCCGGGCGGTGGGGCTGCCCGACGACACGATACGGAGCCTACGCCCCATCTGTTGGGCGTACACGCGGCACGTCATCAGATAAACGGCGCTCTGCCGCTTGCATGTGGGGCATCCGTCAAATAGTGCGAACATGTCAGGGCTTTCCAGAATGGTTGCGGTCTTCATCAGAACGTCACCCCCAGAGCGTCGGCCAGCACATCGGAGATATGGAGCGTGGCCAGCTGGCGACGCTTATGTTCCTCGATCTCTGCGGTAATGTCCTTACGGTACACGGGAATAACCTGATGGCTTGCCTCTCCGACCACGCGCGGGTCAAACATCGAGAAAAACAGGACTTCCAGCGAATCGCACACCACGAAGTATTGCAGCACCTGCGCCTTATACTGGTCGGGGATAAAGTCGAAGCCGGTCGCCTTTCCGTCGAGCGTGTATTCCGGAAGAACCTGCTCAATAACGTCCACCAGCTCAGGTTTCAGGTTGACGATATGAGATCGCATGGCGTCCGTGTGCATCATCCACGGCACTACCGTCTGCAAATGGTAGGCTGAGCCGAGCGACTTGCATTCGATGGCCCACGTCGGCTCCTCAGTGTTCTCGTAGGCGTCTGGACTGCACGCGATACGGTTGTCGTCGTCACTCTCCCAGATACCGCAATCGGGGACGCAATCGACGGGGTTGAAGCCAAGCGTTTTGAGTGTGATCTGGATATTCTCGGGTTCGAGACGGTGGCCGCGTTCCATCGGAGGTTCACCGTCCGCTGGTCCGGCCCACAGTTCCGCTAGGAACTTCCAGAAGTCCACGCCGACCTTAAGCCGCTTGTTCTTGGCTTCGGCGTCCACGATCTTCTCGTCGTAGTTCTGGGCCTTCGTGTAATACTCGTTGGCTTTGTCTGGCGTCTTCGCCTTCTTCGCTTGTTCCAACGCCTTGTCTCGGTACTCTTTAAGTTTTTCTACGTCGGTCTGAGCGTAGTGTTCCAAGGCGAGTCCGCCGCTTTTGGTGCCGGTGATACGGCCCACTCGTTCGTCGAGCCATGCCTCGGTTTCGTGGGCTTGCGATACATTGATGATCTTCATTGATGTTGTCCTTTCGGTTGGGTGTGGGCGGGTGACGAGTCCCGCCCACAAGTCTTTCATGCTGAATATAGAATGCGATTACTGATAATGGTTTGTGTTCAACTCCTTAGGTCATATATCAAGCCCGATGCCTGATATATATAATATATCACATGTGGTGGGATTAGGCAATCAGCGACACGCAGGGACAGGTTCCAGCGCCCTAGTAGGACGTGGATAATCAACGGTGATTGATGGGTGTGATTGATAGGCTCACGCCCGAAAGCCCGGAATATAAGAGGGGGACTACTTACGTTCCCCTTTCACGCCTCGCTTTCGCAGTCGGAAAGATCAATGTCAAAGCAACGCGCAATATAATCGAAGTTCTCACGCTGCTCATCAGCCGTCAACGCCCGAACGAGATTATCCAGCAGCGTTTCCGCGCCGAGCGAGTCAAGCAGCTTGTCGAAGGCAAGTTCGTTGTCAAACATTTCAGATACTCCATTCCAGCTCCCTTATTAGAACAAGAGGGCTTATAAATCGGTTTGTTTTAAGCAAAATCCCAAAAGTGCGCCAACGCGAAAGGCCACTTACATTCGGTTGACGGCGTTCATCAGACTGTTCAGGTCGGTTTGCGTGAGTCCATTCCATCCCCTGACCCGACGTTTCAGAGTGCCGTTGATGAAGTCTCCGCGCTCCGCGGATGTGATATTGTGCGCATCCATAGCCTTGACCAGATCGGCGTACTGTTCGGCGCTGATCGCACGGTCTGCGGTCTCGTAACGCTGCTTGGCATACGCTCCGTCGTCGTCCTTGTCGGGGAAGATGCCCAACACTGCGTAGAGACTATAGCGGCGGGCGTAAGTGATCGCGCTACCGACCTGCTGGGGGTCGCCGGTCACAAAGAACGGATAGGAGCAGACCACCATCTGGTCTGTATCATCAAAAATGATGGTTTCCACTGTTCCGATGGCCTGTCGCGTTTCTCCCGTGTTGTCGAACGTGACGCGCTGGCTGAATGCCAGACCGTACTTCTCGAAAACCGGTTTGATGGTTTTGAGTATCGTGGCGAGGTTGAGATACTTATAAGTCCGGTTGCCTGCCTGTGCGGTTTCGTCGGTGACGAAGTTGGGGACTTCGTTGAGAACTTGCATGAACTTGTTGCTGAGATTGTTGGTTGCCATCTCAGTGCTCCTTTCTGATAATGTGATGATATATAAAGTATATCACATGTTGTGGGATTAGGCAATCAGCGACACGTATAGACATGTCCCAGCGCCCCTAGTAGGACGTGCTAGGACGAGTGTCTATGACGTCCTAACTGGCGAGATAACGCCAATTGGGACACTAGGACATGCATTAACTCAGATTGGCCATGCCTCGCCGTTCGTCAGATACACATTATCCGCGTCCCCGTTGTCGAACTGGGCACCCAAAAGCCCGTCCAGCATTGGCATCCCGCCGAGATTGTACGCTTTCACGAAGGCTTCGAGGCGGGTCGGCTGATTGCCTTCAAGCACGTACATGGTGCTCGCCCACTCGGTCTTCCCGTTACGTTCCTCATAGTCCCGGAATGCTTGCTCGTACACGTCGGCGTCAACGTATCCGTAATCTCCGATACGCCAGATATCGTCTGTCTCGGTGTATGTGTCGAAGTCGCGGCATTCGGGGATTAGACGGTTATCGATGCTGCGAATCATGTCGCGGGCCTGATCGAGAGTGATTTCCGTAGCGTTTCCCATTTCTGTTCCTCCTTTGCCTTGTCAGAAGGCGCGGTACTCGAAGCCGTCAACGCCGACGAATACTTTTGCGACAGTGTGATGCGATTCCATCTGGGATTTCTGCTTAAAGGTTTCGTACAGCGTCGTGAAAAACTTTGTATAGCTTTCGCACTCCAGCATCTGTGCAGCCTTCTGCTCCAGAGTCAGGTAGCGGTTCTCGTAGCAGAGCCAAGCGTATTCCTCCCATGTTTCGTTCCGAGCTTCCCGGATCAGCTTGGACAGTTTGCAGACTGGGATGTACCCGTGGAGTTCGTGATGGTAGTTGAAGCCGCACCGTTTGGGCTCCTGAGTCCAGTGGTCTTTGGCAAGGTGGATGACGCGCTGGATGTCGCCGCGAATAGTCTGGATATATGTCTCGTTCATTGTGTCCTCCTTGGGAATAATGCAAGCCTATTGGCTTGATATATTTATTATATCACATTGTGTCTTATGATGCAAACAAAAAGGCCGGGACTCGCCCGGCCTGTAATCACTCTTCCTCGGCGTCTTTCCTCGCTATATCGATGATCTTGGATACCGCAGCAGCCATATTCCTGATCCCGTTACGTGAAGCGAACGATGTCACCTGATGCACGAACTCGTCGTACAATTCCATAGGCACCAACCCGAGCATATCCGAGTTGCAATCATCCACGAACTGTTCAAGTTCTTCGTATTCGCGGGGCAGAAACAAAAACTCCACGTCCTTATACTCGTACTTCACATTCAAACCGTTCAGGTTGACTTGCTGCGGTTCGACGTGCGGTAGGCTGTCCTGATCGAGTCCGCTGAGCAACAAGTCGTCTACGTTGTCCATCTGAGTGACCAGCTGCGCCAACAGTTTCTCGTCGGCGTGGCCGGTGAGTTCGTTGGCGGCTATCTGCTTCGCCGTTATGGTGGAACGTGTCATAGGCTTCGTGTCCACGATAACCGGGATACGTTGGATACCGGCGCGGGCGGCGGCTCTCGTACGATGATGGCCGGAAACAATACTTATCGGCCCTTCTCCGTTCGGTTGCGAACAGTACGGCAATGACTCCAACATCCCTCGTAGCTTGATGTTCTGGGTCAGCGCGTCGAACTTACGTGGTTCCATGACCTGCGCGTTCAGGTCTTGTTCCTTGAGATCGACCACGGCAACCCACTTGATTACCAAACCGTCGGCTATGGTCATTTCTTGCGACGTGTCGACATCGGCCATTATCTCCTCCTGTTCTCTTTGGCTAGGAACTGTCCGAGAATGTTCCTTAAGCCGATCTCTTCGTGCCAATCGCTCTTATACTGCAATTGATACTGTCCGTTCTTACGGTCACGTCTGTCCAGTTTCATCAGGCCGCGAAGTCCCTTGGATTCGGGATATCGCGTGTACTCAACGGTTGCCAGCCCATCGCACGCATCGACGAGTATCTGCGTCTTGGGCTTAGCGCAGAGCTGGAACGTGGAACGACGTAACGCTATCATCGTGACCAGCTTCGTAAGCCGATACCGTTTGTGGGATACCCCGAATGCTTGACGCAATACCGCGTAGCGAATCGTGTACATGGGATTTGGCAAACCATATCCGATGATCCCGGCAACGTAACCGTCGATTAGTACGAGAACACACATCGGGCTCACGTTTCCCGATATCCTATGCCGCATCACTTGCAGATACGAGTCTTGTACCGTACTATCACGTAACGGTACGACCTTGATTTCGGAACGTTCGGTAATCTGATGATCTCTGGGCAATATCGGTATCGGTATCTCCGCCGATTTCGACGCCGCCACAGTCACCATGTTCCCGCCGACAAGACGTTTGACCTCGTTCGGACGGTTGGAATTCATGTAAATCACACTGTCCAAACCCAGACGCCTAGCGTAGACCGGGCTATCAGTTGCGGCGTTTCCGGGCGTTTGCTGCTGCTGGCAGATCAGCAACGCCTTACGCCCATCGAACAGCTTACAGAGCTTGGGAATATCAACGGGAGCATTGAACACGTTGTATTCAGGTTCCGCCCATTGGAACCTCCCCCCGGTCTCGAAGAACTTTTCATAAGCTCCCGGATACGTAGGGGGATTGGCGAACACGATGGCGTGCGGGTCGTCCATAACGCGTTCCGCATACTTCATCGGGTCGGTGGGCTCGTATCTCAGCCCCCCCAACTTGACCATATTCGCCGCGATTCGCTCCCGTAGCTGGCCGACGTGTTCCGAACCGTTGATGTCAAGATCAGACAGAAGTTCACGGTAGTAATCGATATCGTCGTGCTTGCTGAGACGCATACGGTATTGCGCCAAGATTACGGTAGCCGCGTCATCCGCTGCGTTTCCTGAGAGCGGGACTGGTGAACCGTCAACGGTTGCCCGCATTTCGGTGAGAGGCGTCCCGCTGTACGCATATCCGAGCGCTGCGGTGTACGCCCACACGTCGCACGCCTCGATTTGCTCCGGTTTCCAACCGTTCTCCACGGCGACCATGCAGTTGGCGAAGGCTCCGGCGTACAGTTCGACGTATCGCGTATACCCTGACGCGAGTGCCTGCCTAAACAGATTCCCGTTCCAATCACGTTCTGGCTTATCCCAAGTGTTGAGGAACAGTATGGACGGTGAGTTGAAACCTGCCATCAGACCGCCCCCCAAGAGTCGAACTTGGTGCC